GTCGTAGTAGTCTTTTGCAACCTCCTCGTTGTGTCTGAATACAATCTGACCGCGAAGAATTACGTTTGTAGCGGCCATTTTCTTAATGTCCCGATAGAGGTTTACAATCGGCTTCATCACGTTGGTTGTCGCACCGAGGGCAATCTCACTAACACCCTTACCCGTTTTTGCAGGCATGTTACTTGCCGTTGCCTGTCTTGACAATCCAGTAAGTTCCTGCAACATGTCAATCATCAGGTTCCAAGAACCGACAAACTCATTAAGCGCCTGACCGATACCGCCCGGCATCTGAATAACGGGCGCACCCGCGTTTGGTGCAATCGCCGCCATTCCCCTTGCATTAACCGTTTTAAAGAACAATCTTCCCGACTGCTCGCTCATTCTGATGATTTGGTCGGGAGTAAGTTTCCCGCCCAAGGTTGAGTTTATCAACTGAGCTTCGTCATACGCATATCCGTCAGGACGGGCCTTGGCCCATGAGTTCTGAAACTTGAGCCAAGCCAACTGCATCTGATGAAACACGGGAGAGGCTGACTCTACCGGGCTTGGCGTGGTAAGTTCTACATAATGGAAAGAACAATTCGCCCTTGTTTTATCGGGGCGAGGAATGTCGAACTGCATGCCATAGTCGTATACCATGTCGGTTCCGACAACCCACTTAGCCCTGTAATAACATGGCGTTCTTGTGACATGCGTTTTTCTTTTGGCGCTGTTTCGCACCCTTCCGTATTCTTCCGGGTAGTATTTCTCACCTTTTTCGCTTTTAACTTCTGTCGTGTATCTTTTGTCAACTGTTGCATACTCGCAGTCAAGAACAAGAATTTTGATATTGTCGTAAAAATACGTGTTGAGTAATGTCTTGGATAAATTCTGATTAGCCTTGTTTCTTTCAAACACTTCTCGGCTCATGTTACCGAAAAATCCGAGATATGTTCCTGCGGCACGAACCAAATCCTCTTCCTCAAACCCTGATTCGGCACGAAGCTCGGAAATGGTCATAAGCACAAACTCACCTCCGTCAATCAGCGTTCCGTCGCTTCTCTTTCTCAGGATGCAGTTGCCCGGATCCACATACCGCACGGTGACTTTCTGCGTAACCTCGTCAACATAATCCTTCACCACCGCGCGGCCTATATCCCACAAGTCCTCAAGAATTTTATCCTTGATTTTCTCAGGCCATCTGCTGATGACATCAAACGTGGCCTTGATAAACTGCTCAATACCCAACTCTTCCTCAAGTCTGAACATACCGAGTCCGTCCATAACTTCCAACTCGGTCATATTTTCAGGCTCAAACGGCTTCGGGTTTACATCCTCCTGAGAAATAGGCCCGGCCATCTGCAACTGCTCAAATCCCTGCGTAATTTTGGGCATAATCTTGGCATCAACCCAAGCCTTCCACTTTTTTTCTTCTTTCTTGCGTCCTGCAAACGGATTCAGCGATGTGGCCTGTATTTCGTAATCAATATCCGTAAACATTCCGATGAACGCATTGCGATATTTCACCGCAATTTTGAGAATTTCCCAATTCACGTTCATGTAGCCCTTGCGGATAACTTCCCCGTTGGCCTCACGCCCGTAGCACATTTGGTAGTAAAGGTCATCGGGCTGCTTACCCACCGCAAGTCTGCGCAATCCGTCAAATCTGACCCGGTCTGAGTATCCCCAAAGGGTTTCGTTCCTCAGCCATGCAGAATAAAACGCACGGGCAAATTGCAAGGCATACTCCTTGGTCTGCTTTACTTCCGGAGATACATCATGCTTCGGAAAATTTAGAATGTCTTGAGAGCTACTCCCTATGTTTATCACAGGTATCTTAATTTAAACCACAAACATACAAAAGTTTTTTAACTTTCATAATCCTTGGCCAAGGTTTCGTTTTTTAATTTTTCAATTTCCCTGTTCAAGTACCACTTCGCCTTTTCCAAATCCTGAATAAGCGTGTTGTTGTTTTTCTTACCCGCCCTTGAGATATACTTCACGACATTGCCCAAGCAAAATCCGAGATTCCAAGCCTCAATGACTTTTATGGCTTCATAAACATTTTCTTTTCCCCCGTAATGGGAAGGGTGATTTACATTTTCCATGATTTTTTATTTAAAACGGATCGTCCTCCAACGGCTCAAAGTTATCAAACACCTGAGTAAATTCCTCTCTGTTCGGAACTATCGGCCTCTCGGACTTAACTTCAAAATTTATCTTCGGCTGACTCGCGGATGAGTCAATCCATGACCTGTAATCGGGATTTATGGGGTCTTGAAATCTGCCGGAATGTATGTCGTACTGATAAGACACCATACCCCTGTCTCCCCAATGCGAGAACTTCACTTTCTGAATATAAATCTCGGAACATTCCTGACCTTCCACGGTGTTTCTGTACACGCAGAATCCGTTGTCGGTTTTGTTGTAGAAGTTTGCAGAGCCGTTGATGTCGTAAAGGTTAGGCACGACAAAGTACCCGTCCTTCTCCTTCGGCATCTTACGCGGGTGAGCCACGAGGATGCAATGGATATTCTCATGCTCGCAGAACATCGCCAACTTGTCAAGACTCTCCCCGATGTACTTGCTTTCATTTTCCCCGTACTTGTGTTCCAGCTTATTCCAAGCATCTATCACGAACATATCTATGCCCTTCTGCCTGCGAAGTTGCTTAACGTGCGAAAGAATCGTGTCAAGGGTAAAATCTTTCTCAGGCTTCACAAACCAAAACTTCTCATTCAGATAATTTTTTACCGATGCAAGTTCCGAGGGTGTTATCTTCCCGTTTCCGAACCAAGGCTTGCCTGTAAGTTTTCTTGCCAACTTTGAGAAGTGAAGCTGCGTGGGCTTGTTCTCAGGTGAGTAAAATGCCGTTTTCCATCCCGCATTCACAAGCAGCTTCAAACATATTTGGTCAACGAAGTCAGACTTTCCGTGACCGGGTATTCCCGTTACGGTGGTGATGTAGCCCTTCACAAACCGAAGGTGGTTATCAAACTTGCCCATGCCTGTCGGTGTCCCGTTATCAAGACCGTTGGCGTACAGGTCGTCAATGTCAAGGTCTATGTCGGCAATGGTAAAAGCCCCCTCAAGAGGAAAGTTTTTTGCGGAGAGGATTGCATTCCTCACCGAAACAACTCCCTCTGCCATCATCAGTTCGTTAAGGTCTTTGTACACATCGCTCTCCCAATACTTACACCTCTCAACCCCAAATCGGTGTGCAATGTCCTGTCTCAGCTTACGGCCCGGTGCATCGTTGTCCGTGGCGATGATGATTTCCGAAACATGGTTGAACAACGGGTGGCAGTTCTCCAAATACTCAAGATTGTTGTTCTTCGGATTTGCCCCGTTAGGCACGGACAGCACATTTTCAATCCCGCATTGTATCAAAGTCAGCGCATCCATCTCTCCCTCCACGATGATGATTTTTTCGTGATTCTGCACCGCGTCAAGGTTGTAAAATATCAGTTCGCTGTCCTTGTGCAGCTTGAAATTTTTATTGCCATCGCGGTACTTTACGTTTATAAGTTCACCTTCGTAGAAGTAGTTGAACTGCACGGTGTTAACTTCCTTCTGATGCTGAGGCATCCACTCCAAACCTTCGGAAATCTTCATGGCATTCAGTGTCTCCTGCTTGATTCCTCTTGACTCAAACCACTTCACCAATTTCTCGCTCAGGCCGGTCTTATTCTTCCACACGGGCTTCACGTAAACCTTCGGCTGTATTCTCTCCTCCTTCAGAAACCCTTTCCAATCGCAATGGTGGCAATGCCAAACCTTTTTGTCCAAGTTCACAGAAAGGCACTTGTCGGATTTCTTCTTGCGGGTGTGTGAGCATTCGGGACACAGCGTGTAATGCTCACCGCTTATCTTGTTCGCGGGAACCTTAATCCCGTACTTTTCGTAAGTTTCCATCAGTACACCATCCTCCTTTCCACGGCAGGTTTTACAATAGGCATCTTTGCAGCCTCAACGTACTTGGTAAACTTCTCCTCCCCGAACAGCGTGTCGGGAGTAAGGTACTGCGCCATCTTCTCGTCATTTGCCCAATCGCGGTACTTCATCTCCACAACGGCCCTGAAATCACTCTTGGTGTATCCGGCCTTGAGCAGCTTGCTTATCTTCCCGATTCTTGACTTGTTCACGATGCACTTCTTTCCGGTTACGGCATTGAATATTTCCAAAACCTCATTCACATCCCCAAGCACGTGTATTTTCAATTCCGGTTTCTTGGAATCAGAGGCCGTAATTTTAGAATCAGGGGCGGCGGTGTCGAATGTCTCATTCGACATATTATCTTTATCTATTACACTTACACTTACACTTACACTATCACTTACAGCGATGTTTGCGATGTTTTGCGATAAATTTTGTCGCAAATCATCGCTTAGCGATATTTTGCGATCGCTATTATCGCTTAGCGATGTTTTGCGATGTTTTGCGATAGATAATGCTTGTTCAAGTGAAAGTTCTCCTTTATTAAACTTGTCGTAAAGGTCTGAGTGCCACCTTCTTAAATTTCCAATACCTCCCGACTTGGAACGCTCCTCCTTCTTATCCTCCCACTTAACAAGATCGCGTTTCATTGCCTGTTTGATCGGTTCAAAGGCAATCTGCACCAAAACATCATCCGTCTCCGGATTTTGGTCGTTGACATACCGGAGGATGTGTTTGAATAATTCACCCGCCTTATCGTGAGGTAATTTTTCAACCAAATGAATAATGTCACAATACAAAATGAATGACTTTTTATTTTCCATTTTCTTCCGTATTAAGTTGTGAAATTTCAAATTTAAGCCTTTTAGACAGCGCTGCCGCCGTCAGCTTATTCATTATAACCCCGTCCTTTACGTGACCGTTGGTTACAAATCCGAACACAATGTGTCCCGAAGGAAGCCGCATAATGCGAACAGCCTTCTCATTCCCCTCTCTGTCGGGGCTTCCGTAAAATTGAACATTTACTTCGCTCATAATCTTTAACCGTTTTAGGATAAACGAATAACCTTTAAAAAAAATGCCCCTATGAGGTTCGGTTGCAGCGAAACACCCAAAGAGGCAAAATGAATTTATATATAAGGATTCTGCAACAATCCTGTTTTTACAAAAAGAACGGACACAAATATATACCTAAAACTCATTACCCATGAACTCAGCCTCAAGAAAATTTACAAACTGCTGAATATCATTGATAAAAAAATCTTTGCCGTTTCTTTTAACAAGCCTTCCCTCATCATGGTAAAGCCAATTCTCAATAACTTCCCTTGATTCCTGACCATACATAACATACAGGCCCTCCTCAAGCATTCTTGCCGTCTTATGATGGTTAATCACATGAACACCCAACCTGTTTAACTTCTGATCATCGTTAAAGAAATTCAGAAGATGTTCAATAACCATTACCGCATATTCACTTCTACTCATCCCACAAATTTAAATTATTTTCTGATAAAAGCTCGTTTATCTTATCACGAACCTGATAACCGTCCACTCCATTGCCGTGTTTGTTCTCGCCCCTTATCCATTGGTCAAGCTCATTCATCACCATCTTCCACTTCCAACCGTTGACGGCAACGTCAAGGTCATGCGAATCCTCCGGCAGATTAAATTCTAACGTAGCTTTCATAAACTTTCCATTGCCAATTCCAACATGTCAAAATACTTATTTCTCGCCTCCTCCTTCAAATCCCTGTAAGGACTTATCCTTCTCCTTATCCTATGCACCGTCATACTGTGCAATCTTCCGAACTCCTCAACCTTATTATTAATGAGAATGTCGTAACTTTCATCTTCGTCTGCTCTCTCTTTCATATCACAAAGTTAACCTTAATTATTATCCGCCTGAGTTAAATGTTGTTAATTAACAATTGCCATCCTCACCCACACCGAAATGGAAAAAAACACCAAACTTATTACTCCAAACAACGCACCCGTGTATGGCCGGTTCTTGGCCGTGCAATAGGCGGAGAGGACTGTCGTGATGAGGCCGAACACCAATGCCAATATCTGTAATCCTAACATACACCCTCCTTTGCCAACACCGCATCCAATTTCATCCGGCTCACCACCTTGTCAAAAAAAGCCTTATGTATCTGATGCTCCAAAGGCACATCGGCAAATATCCTGAATATAATCACATCCCCCTCATTCAGCCCCGACCCCTCCGGAGCCATAACAACCTTGGCCCTCTTGCCGCTTTTCTTTTTGTACATGATGACCTGAGACAAATCTTCCTCAATGGCCTCCGTAATCACGTAGTCGTTTACCGTGAAAACTTTGCCGTCACGTTTCGCAGCGATAATATCCTCATCCCTGACAAATACCTTGGCCACATTCCTTCCGTCAACCTCCTCAAAAATTCTCGGCATGCCTTCCTGCTTCAAAGCAATTTCCACGGCGGTTCTGTCCATCACGACAATATCCCCCACCTTAACCTTGCCTCTCCCCTCAACTATCACCTCCCCCACAACGGGAATGTGCGGCACATGGTCAAAATCCACATCCAACCACAGCCTCTCCCCATTATTCAGTTCAATCTCATCATTCATCCTCAGAAGCCTCACCAACACATAAGGCTTAACCGTTCTCTTTACTTCCATACACACTATTTAACAATTAGGGGTCGGACAGGGTAATCAGCCGCC